AAAGGCAACACCGGGATTCAGTTAGTTGAAAAATTAATGAAGGTGTTGAATTTAACGATTTCCCAATTGCCGTAAAACGGCAAAAGCGCGGAGGCAAAAAGAAAAAATATTGTAGGTAACGGCCTCGATAAGCGGAGCTTGGGAATTATGAAAGAATAAATATTAAAAATTTTAGTTATGAAAATTAAAGTAAAATGGGAGATTAGTTACAGTAATGGTTGTGCGAGTTTTGACCTTGATGAAGTAAATTGTAAATCAATCGAAGAATGGAATAATTTGAGCCACCTTGAAAAAAGAAACAGACTTCAGGAATGTATTGACGAGATGGTGGATAGCCCAAGTATGATATTGGAAAGATATTATTTAGAGTAATTTTTAATATTTAGGATGGGAATAATTCCTGAGCTTAACCCGGTAATTAACCACTGCTGCTCAAGTTACGTTTATCGTTTGTTATAAATTGACGAACTCGCGGACAGGTAGTTACTAGGGTTAAGATTATCGAGGCCGTTATAAACAAACGGTATTTCGAGAAGTTCAGAATCTAAGTTTAAATTTCTTGTTTAAATTTAGTGAACTGGAGAAATGAACGAGCTCCTTAGCGAGTTAGTTTGTTTATAACGCCTAGTGTATGAATAGTAGCGCACCAACTGCACGAACGTTGATTAAATGAACGACAGTAGTATTTTATTTTAGGGAGGGTTTTATTTCTAATACATGACAAATATCATTGTTTTACGATTATTGACCACCTATGTTTGTATGGTAATTAAAAAACAAAATATTATGAAAACTATTTTTGAAAAAATGAACGAAGCCGAGATTTGCTATTCTATTGGAGTTGCTATGGTATGGTTTAAAAGTAAAGGTTCTGGAATTAGTGGAAAAGACTTTTATGTTATTGCAGCAAAAAAAGACGAAAATAAATTAAAAAAGATTGGGCTTGGTTTTGGTAACAGTAGAGATTATGAAACTATTGAAAGAACTTTAAATGACAATGAGGTTGCAATATTTAAAAGCATCCAGAATGATTTTATTAAGGTTACGCAAAACAACGATGGTAGAATTTATGAACTGAAGCACAATTCATTTAAGAAGTATTACAATACAGTTTGCAAAACTGTAAGCGCGGAGGGAAAATAAAATACGGTGCAACCGTATAATGCTAAATTGAAACACGGACAGCTATTATTTATGACACTTTGTTATTTTTAGTTGCCGTGCTTCTTTTACAAGTTTGAAATACTGCCTTAAACGGCAATTAAATATAACGTTTGTGTAAGAATAGTGGCAATCAACCTACAAAATTTGATTAAATGAACGGATTTAAAAAAGAAAAAAGGGGAGGGATTTGTTTTTACAACTGTGACAATATCGAGTTTATGAAAACTAAACCTGATAATTATTATGACCTTGCTATTGTTGCTCACGGGCAAAGTGGTGATATAGTTTTAAGGTTATCGGGCGACCGTTAGATTCGACGGTATTTCGGGAATGTCAGAATCTGAAATTAATTTCTTGTTAATTTTAGTGACATGGAGAAATAGACGAACTCTTTAGTGAGTCAGTTGAATCTAACTACGTTATAGAAACAAAATATTAAAACACCGATAAAACAAAGCGTTATGAGTAATTATTTGACATTGGCCTTGAAAAAGTACGTCAATTACATGAGACAGCAAGGGTTATCATTAAAAACAATAAAATCATATTGCTGGTACGTTGAAAAATTAGCGGAAATAGACTCCAGAATATACAGGTTAAGTAATAGCCAAATTCAAGATTTTATACTTCAATATGAATCAGGTTCGACCCAAAATGTAATTATTAATGCTTTGCAAAAGTTTTTCGAGGTCAATCATCCTGATAAAAGAATAAGTGTATTTGTAAGGCCAAAATTGCCAAAGAAATTAATCGAGGTACTTTCTCAAAAAGAAGTTTGGCAAATAATTGATTCAATTTCGCATGTTAAGCAGAAAGCAATTATTGCGGGGTTATACCTTCATGGTTTACGAAGGAGTGAAATACTAAACCTGTACTACCATAATATCGACCGTGAGCGTAGATTGCTTATAATTCGGGAGGGTAAGGGTAAAAAAGACAGGTTTGCTCCACTTAATACAATCTGGACGGATTACCTATCGAAATATGCCAAACAAATGAATCACAAAAAAGGATATGATAAGCCAATATTTTACCCGTATTCGGCTAGCTCAATTTCAAATATTATAAAACAAAAGGCCTCGAAATTAGGGATTAAAAAAAGAGTATATCCACATTTGTTAAGAGACTGTTTTGCTACCCATTTAAGCCAACAATCAGTTGGTAATAAATTCATTCAGGAAATACTTGGACATTCAAGGGTTACCACAACCCAAAAATACATTCACTTAGCCGCCGAGGATATTTCAAAAATTGCCTTGAAAAGAATAGCGTAATCCGTTTTAACAGCATAGCTTCAAAAATCCACCCAATAAATTAAAAAAAAACGTTGCCGATAGAATGAATATGGCTATTTTCAGAAGTTCCCCAAAAAATCTTTTTACAGAATTCATCCCGTAATTTACAAAAAAGTTAATAACCACGCTTATAACTTATGTAATTTGCCGCAATAAAAATCTTTATATTTGTTCAACAGTAAAGCTCATTCTGCGTACGCGCGGGACGGGCTTTTTTTATGCATAAGTGGTATGGAAATTACAGTTTACAATCATTCGAACCTACCTGTTTGCGACTTCGAGAAGTTTGTCGAGATGCAGGAAGATTTTAAAATTGAAGTCCCGGAGAAAACGTTAAAGCTCAAGAATATTATCATTGAGCGTGGCTTTAAATACCCGTTTGTTTGTTGGGTTGACAAGGAAGGCACGAAGTTTATTGTAGATGCACACCGTCGTAAAATTGTGCTGGACCAGCTACGGGGAGAGGGGTGGAAAATTCCACACGTACCATACTATAAAATTCAGGCAGAAACCAAAAAGGAAGCTGTAGAGGAGATATTGCTTTTCAACTCACGCTATTCCGAAATAAACCCCGAAACCGGCCTTTTCGAAATGTATAAAATCGATGTAGAAAATCTTCCCATCGATATCCCTGAGATTAAAATTAACACTGAAACCCCAAAGATTAATTATCAGGACGAGAAGGAAATGGATTATAAATCTCAATACGGAGTAATAGTAATATGCACCGATGAAACGGAGCAACAAAAAATATTTGAAAAGCTCTCTGGCGAAGGCTATGAGTGCAAGGTGGTAGTTACATAAAAGTGGTATTTTATGTAAATCAAGGTGGTTAACCGGTGCGAAGATTTTAATTCGTACCGGGTCGCCCGGGTTAAAAGTTTATTTAATCCGGAGCGTGGTGACGTGTTCAGGTTCGAAGATGAAGTCCGACCTTCCTGAGCAGTGGCAGGTCGGACTTATTGTTGGTCCATCTGGCACGGGAAAAACAAGTATTGGTAAATCGTTTTTTGACACCAATAGGATTGAAGATATTTATTCCGGATGGGATAAACACAAACCTCGTTATGTAGAGATAAACTTTCGCCATTGGGGTTGAAACTATTTAAAAAAGTTTTGAACAAAATAAAATCGGGAGAAATCCCGCACACTCCTCAGGATGAGAAATATGCTACGTGGGAGCCTAAAATAGACTCGCTACCAATTTTTAAACCTGATTTATTGATGATAGAATAGTTGTGAAAACAGCTTTGACAAACTTTAACACCACTTTACAATGTCAAGAGTAAAAGAAAAATATTTAGAATTTGGGAAAGACCTTTATACTCAGTATGATACGGAGGGGAACAAATTATACTCCTTACAAGAGATTGCGGACAGGCTCTGTGAAAAGTTTAACAAAAGGTTTACGCGTCAAACTATTTTCAACTGGTCAAAATCGAATGACTGGGACGGTCTGAATCAAAAGATTAAACAACATGCAATTTCTAAAGCGAATGAAGCTGACAAATTCAGCCCTGATGAAAAGGTAATTGATGCCCGTTCTGATGACTTAGCAGATGTTTATAAATACGGGAAGTTAATGGCATCGATTGGGACGGATGTTTTGCAGAAAGCCTACAAAGCGGGCAAAGGGGATAAATCGGTAAAAAAGAATTTGGAGATTACGGTTAAGGAGGCCATTGCCGCAATGCGTACGGGCTCTAACATAGTGTTCAGGTTGAACGACGTTCCCGACCCTGAGGCCGGTGGAGCCGGAATTGTAATGATGCCTGATAATGGAAGATGAAACTGCTTTTTGCCATATTAACCGCATTTCTATTTTGTTCAATGAGTAAAAGAATAACGCCACAACCCGGTTTTCAGATGGAGTTTCTCTCAACCCCGGCAGATATTGCCATTGGGGGAGGAGCCGCTGGGGCGGGTAAAACCTTTACCTTACTTATAGAATCAACTCGCAATATTGGTGTTAAAGATTATGCCGGCGTTATTTTCCGTAAAACATATCCACAGGTTAAAGCCCCCGGCGGACTTTGGGATACTTCGAAACAGGTGTATGGTGTAGTCAGGGGTAAACAAAGAGAATCAGCACATGAGTGGTTATTTCCATACGGCTCTAAAATCAAATTTTCTCATTTGGAGTATGAAAAGAACGCTGAGGACTGGCAGGGCTCGCAAATACCATTTATTGGTTTCGACGAACTTACCCACTTTTCAGAGTACCAATTCACCTACCTTCTTTCGCGTAACCGCTCAACATGCGGAGTTAAGCCATATATCCGCGCAACGTGTAACCCCGACCCCGATAGCTGGGTGGCCAACTGGGTTGATTGGTGGATTAACCAGGATACAGGTTTTCCAATTGACGAACGCGCCGGGAAACTCCGGTATTTTATGAAAGAGGGCGACGAAATGATTTGGGGCGATACCAAACAGGAGGTAATCACAAAATGCTATCACACCATTAATGAGTTGAAAGCCGCCGACTCTGAAATACGCGAGGAGGATTTAATTAAATCGGTAACATTTGTCCCGGGAGATATTTATGGGAATAAGGCTCTCCTTCGAAAAGACCCTGCTTACCTCGCAAACTTACTGGCGCAATCGGAGGATGATCAGCAGCGACTATTGCGCGGGAACTGGAAAATTAAAATAGGTGGTGACGACCTTATAAATCTAATCAAGCTAAAAGACTGCTTCGGGAATGAATACTTAAAAGGTGGCCGCAAATACATAACTGCAGACATTGCTTTGAAGGGTTCTGACTTGCTTGTTATAGGAGTGTGGGACGGCTTCAGGCTGATTGATATTTTTATTGAACCAAAGTCGAAGGGCGATAAGGTAATTGAGGTAATTAAGTATGCTGCTAAGAAATACAGCATTCCACAAAGTCATATTCTTTACGATGATGACGGGGCAGGTTCTTTTGTTGATGGATTTATAAAAAATGCCCGAGCCTTTAAAAACGGCTCCAAAGCCCTGAAAGGTGAGAATTATAAAAACCTTAAATCTCAGTGTTATTTCAAAATGGCCGACCGCGTTAATAGTGACGGTTACTCAATTTCGCCTGAAGTATTAAGAAAGAATGTAGGCAGCAAAACCGTTGGGCAGATGCTTATTGACGAACGCCGGGCAATTAAAAGAGACAAACCCGACCACGATGGGAAACTTGCAGTACTCCCTAAAGACAAAATGAAAGATATTATCAAACACTCTCCCGATTTCTTTGATATGTGGATGATGCGCGAGTGGTTTGAGCTGGTTCAAATAGAATACGAATCCCAAAATTACAACAAAGAAAAACTAGGATTATTTTAAAATTATATATCATGGCAGAAGAGAAGAGTTCAATACTAGACGGCACCTTTGAGGAGGTAATTAAAGCAATAGAAGCGCTAGGCCCCGGGGAAAATAAGGCCGAGGAATACCAGAAAATCTATGATGGTGAGCACGCGATTTTGGCACGTCCGGATAAAGTTGTAAAAACAGCTAACGGAGAGTCAAAGGTTACAACGGCTAAGATAGTTCTGAATTACCAGGAGGACATTGTAGAGAGTTCAGTTGCATTTTTGTTCGGCTCGCCGTTAACGATAAGCAAAACAACTGACGGGGGCGATACCCAGTTTCAGGAGCTGGAGGCCGCGCTTGAGGATATCTATTTCAATAGTAGAAATAAAGAGCTGGCCAGAAAACTTTTTATACAGTGCCGGGCGGCAAAGCTGTATTACGTAAAAAACCCGACTGACAAAGAAAACCGGAGCTTAGCCTCTATTATACTCTCGCAAGATAACGGCGATTTTATACCCGTATTTGAAAAAGGCTCGATGATTGCCTTTTTGCGAAAGTTTACGGAAACTAAATCTGTTGATGGGAAAGCAAAAAAGGTTGAAATGTGCGAGCTATATACGGCTGAGCAAATTATATACGCTGAAAAAACAGATGCCGGATGGGAAGAGGAGGCAATAAAAAATGAATTCGGGAAGATCCCCGTTGTGTATTACGAGCAGAAAATCCCAGAGTGGCATAAGGTGCTAAGTATAATAGAAAAGCAGGAGGATAGCTATTCTAAGTTGATTGATACAAACGATTATTTCGCTAAACCTAAGTTGACTGTATCGGGTAAAATTTCCAATCTACCTGAGAAAGGGACAGTCGGGGAGGTTTTGGAAATGGAAATAATTGAAAGCGGTGATGGGAGTAAAGTAAAGTCAGAGGCAAAATACTTAACGTGGGACCAACGCCCTGAAAGTTTAAAGCTTCAATTCGACATGGCCGAAAACTACATTTATAAGTTTACTCAAACGGCGGACGCTAATTTTCTGAATATGTCGAAAGCTTCAATTGGAAACCTCTCGGGCGTGGCACTTCAAATGTTAATGCTGGCTCCAATTATTAAAAGTTTGAACAAACAGGAGCAATTTAATGAAATGCTCAAGCGCGAGCTTAATGTGGTAATGTCAATCCTTTCAAAAATGAATGCAGGGAGCGAAAAGGCCTACAAGGACATGAAGCTGAAACTAACCTTTAACTCCATAATGCCCGATAATATTTCGGAGGTTATTGAGGATTTGGTAACCGCCACATCAGGGGGTATTATGAGCAAGGAAACGGCAATTGAAAAGAACCCTTTGGTTGACAACTCC